ACCACCGGTCTAAAGTCTGGAACCTTCACCGTATCGTTCCACCAGGACTACGCAGCAGCAGCGATTGACTCAGGACTATGGAACCTATTTGGCTCCGCAGCCACCGTTGTAGTCAAGCCAAACGGAACCGCTGTATCTGCTTCCAACCCAAGCTACACCTTCGTTGTAAATGTCAACAACCTGACCCCAGTTTCGGGTGCTGTTGGTGACCTTGCAGTTTCGAATGTTACCTGGCCGATTTCCGGCGCAGTAGCTCGCGCAACCGCGTAGTAACGAAAGGACAACCTACAAATGAGAATGAATCTCGCAATCGAGATGGCTGACGGAACTACTCAGGAAGTAACCGCAAGCGCCGCTGACATCGTGAAGTTCGAGGAAAAGTTCGACATCTCTATCTCCAAGTTGGAGAAGGAAATGAAGATCACGCACTTGTTCTTTCTCGCTCACTCAGCACTAAAGCGCCAGAAGAAAACTGAGTTGGACTTCGAAGCTTGGCTGGAAACTATCGAGGGAATTGGAACTTCAACCCAAGACCCAAAATAGTAGGGTTAGGTGATTCCTCGGCTCATTGGTATCTAGCGATGCTGGCAGTCGAAACAGGAATTGCACCTAGCCAACTAATGCAAGAGTCCGATCGGATGCTATGGACTATGGGCCGGTATCTGGTTTGGAAAGCCTCGCATCAACAGTAGACCCCTGTCAATCGGCAGGGGTTTCCTGTTTGATGTAGATGATAGGAATTCCTAGTTTCTTGGCTTTTTCTATCTTGTGAGCCGTTGGATTTTCACCGACTATAACGACATCGGTGTTCTTACTAACAGACTTGACTATCTGAGCGCCAAGGCTCTCTAGGATGCTTTCTAGCTCGGCTCTACTCATTGTCTAGGTAGTCGAACTTCGTGATGCTTAGCTTGCCACCAGTTTCTAGCAATCTGCCTGCCAAGAGGTAAATAATCGCCTGGCAAGCCTTCTCGGTCAAACCGAAGCGCCAAAGAGCGCGACCAACATGGCGAGGATTGTGGTGATAGAAGTAAGCCAGCCAATCAAAGTAGTTCTCGGTGCAACCCTCATCTAGTGAGAGCAGTCCGGTATAAATGCCAATAGCAGCCGAGATGCTTCCTGCCCAATCCGATACAAAGTCAGCAGTATCTATGGCTAACGAGTCGAAGATTGAATCCCCGAGATCACGAAGCTGATTATCGTCACCATCGCCGATGGCCAAGATGTAACTAAACGCAATCTCCGATGGATAGATTGTGTCATCCTTTAGCTCTACCTTGTGAAACTCAAACACGGAGTCAATTGCCTGAGCCATAGCTTCTTTTACTGCACCCATTAGATTCCCTTTCGTTAGGTGTAGTTAGATGTTACTCAGGCTTATTTCGAAATGTCAAACACCAAAAGTAACAAAACGATAACAAGGTAGAATTGAAGCAAGGCGGTGGCGATGAGATTACAACTTCCAATTCTGGGGCTGGGCAAACCAGAATACTCAGTAAAAGACATTCGCCAGCTACAAAAGAACCTTCGTGACATCGAGCCAGAACTAAAGCGCCAGTTTGTCCGTGACATCAAGGCAATCGGTAAGCAAGCGCAAAAGCCGATCGTAAGCGCAATCAAAAGAGTTACTCCCCTAAGCGGTATGCGATTCAGTTATGGTCGTTTAGGTTGGGGTAGAGGCGTAGCGCCTGACAAGACTAAAGTAATTTTCCGAACTCAAGCTGGCGGTAAGTCGCTAACTACCTCACTCGTTAGGGTTAGGCTAGAGTCACCAGCCGCTTCCATAGCTGACATGGCAGGTCGTTCAGGTCGCTCGATTGGTAGAGGCTACCAAGGCAGCGGAAGAACCAGAACCTATCAGCGCAGAACTGCCAACGGCGAAGTGATTGAGATGACACGGCGCACAACACCGCTGGCTGGAAAGAAGTTCGTTGAGAACCTATCGGCGATGAGTGGCGTTCAAAAGGGACAGGCTTCGCGCATGGCTTGGCCGGCAGTTGAAAAAGACTTGCCAAACATGGAGAAAACGATTGACAAGATAGTAAGCGATTACTACCGCATAGCAAATAGGAAGTTCGGCTGATGGCAGTAAATGTAGTCCTAAAATCCGTCTTTGACGATAAAGGAATTAGGCAAGCTCAGTCGGAGTTTGCCAAAGTTGGCAAGAGCGTTGGCGTTGCGTTTGCCGCTGTTGGTGCAGCCTTTGCCGTGGCTAGTGCTGCGGCTATCAAGTTTGGTTCCGATTCAATCAAGGCAGCCGAAGGCGTTGCTCAAGCGAATAACCGACTTGCTCAGGTCAATAAGTCCATGGGACTTTTCGGCGCTCAGACACAAGGTGTCACGGATCGCCTAATCAAATTCGCGGAAGCAAACGAACTAACGGTTGCGGTAGATGCTGAAGTCATCAAGGCAACTCAGGCAAAACTTCTAACCTTCAAGGAACTAGGACAAACCGCTGACGAAGCTGGTGGAGCATTTGACCGCGCAACTATGGCGGCACTTGACCTAGCAGCCGCAGGATTTGGCTCGGCAGAAACCAACGCCATTCAGCTAGGTAAGGCGCTACAAGACCCAATCAAGGGATTGACTGCGCTACGCCGTGCCGGTGTGACATTCAACGAGCAGGAAAAGGAAAACATCAAGACTCTAGTTGAGTCTGGTAAAACCCTCGAAGCTCAGAATGTAATTCTTAACGCTATTGAAACTCAGGTCGGTGGAACTGCTAAGGCTACGGCTAAGGCTTCCGACCAGATGAAGCTTGCTTTTGACAATGTAAAGGAATCAGTAGGTGAGGCGCTTCTTCCAGCCTTCCAAGAGTTCACCGCAGAGATTGTCAAGCTAACCCCAGAACTAGAGCGAGCGCTAGTCCCAGTTGCGCAGGAAGTTGCATCGGTATTTCGCGCCGAGGTTCTACCTGCAATCCAGCAATTCACCAAGTGGTTGGCATCACCGCAGGGAACCCAGACGGTTCGCGATCTAACCAAGTCTGTCATTGACGGTATCCGCGAATTCGTGAAGTTCACCGGCGAAGTCATCAAGAACAAAGACCAGATTTTCGCAACCATCGGCGCTATGAGCGCAGCCTTCGTTGCTCTAAAGACTTTTACAACCGTCACCGCTGCTGCTCGCGGTGCGATGTTGCTTTTCAATGTTGCGCTTCGTGCCAATCCGATCGGCATGCTCATTACCGCGCTTGGTCTTGCTACCATCGCGGTAGTTGCTTTTACCAAGGTCACAACTGAATCTGAGCGAGCAACGCGAAAGCAAACAAGCAACTTCATCAAGCTACGCCAAGAACAAATCCAGCTCACCGAGAAAATCAAACAGGGTGGCATTGAGGTCAACGCCTACAAGAAGAAGCTTCTTGAGGTTGGCAACCAACTCATGCTCACTAAGACTGGGCTCTCGACTTCGGCTGGTGAGGCAAACCGTTTCTCAAACGCACTAAAGAATTCGCTACCAAACCTAAGCAAGTATCGTTCGCAACTGGGTGACACTCGCGTAGATGCTCAGCGCCTAGTTGAGGCTCAGCGCGAGCTTGCCTATTACATGAACGGTGGCAAGCCTGGAACCTACAAGCCAAGAGGCGCAACCGATACTGGCGGTAGCACCGATGGTTCAACTGGCGAAACCGCTGCTGAGAAGCGCGCTGCCCAAACCAAGGCTTTCAACGAGATAGTCCAAGACACTCAGAAGCGCCTTCGTGAGGCTAGGGCTGAATACAACAAGGCAGTCGCTAACGCTCATAAGCAATACCGCGAGGCAGTTGCCAGCGCAGAAAAGGCGTTTGCCAAGGCACAAGCCGAAGCAATTCAGCGCCGTGACGATGCACTTGCTCAGTCTGCGAAGGACAACGCAAAGCGCGTATCTGACATTCAGCGCGATTTCTCAAAGCGCCTCACCGACATAATCAAGCAGTCGCAGGATCGCTTGCGTGATGTTTACCGCACCGCAGTCGCAACAAACATCGCTGACCTATTCACTAGCGAAGGCGTAGGCAAGTCGGTAGACAACCTTGTAACCGAACTACGCAACAAGCTCGAAGCATCGCGAAGGCTAATCGAGAACGCATCTCTACTAGCTTCTAAGGGCTTCTCTCAGACCTTCATCGAGCAGGTTGTAAGCGCCGGCACAACCGCTGGAAATGAGCTGGCAGAATCTATCCTGACCGCTACCCCAGAAACTCAGGCAGAACTCAAGTCACTATTCGGCGCGCTAGAAACTCAGTCCGAGCGTGGCATGGACTCGTTGGCTTCGACAATCTACGAAAAGACCGGACTAGCGACAACGGCACTTCGCGAACTATACGACCAAACCGTAGTTGAGCAGACCGAAGCCCTAGCTGAACAGGCTCGCCTTTACACCGAAGCACAAGAACTCATTATGGTTGAGTTTGACCGTGCGATGGTTGAGGCTAACAACGCTCGCACCGAAGCACTTGCGCAAGCAGCCAAAGACCTTAAGGATGCACTTGTAGAGGCAGCCAATGACTACAAGGAATCGCTAAATGAAATTGAGGAAGATTTCAAGAAGCGCATAGCGGAACTAGGCAAACTAAGCGCCGATTTGGCTGCTCGTCAAAAAATAGTTCAGGGACAAATTGACAGCGCACAAGGAAACATCCCTACCCTTACTCAGCAAATTGCGGATGCGACCAAAGCACAAGCACCAGTAGCGCCAAAGCAAACCGCGCCGACAATCAATATCAATGTCAAGACCGACCCAACTCAAGATGCGGCTCAGACTGGCAAGAAGATTGCCAAGGTAGTCCAGAAATACACCGCAGCCGGTGGAATCTCGGGTGGCGGCATCGCGAGGTTCATGTAATGGCTATACCAGCACCCAAAGTAGAAATTGGATTCGACCTGGTAGGTGCCAACGCGCCGTTCTTAACGCTAGACAATCCAACCAAGGGAAAACTTGACGATGCCAACTATCCGCTATCGGGAACTATCTTCTACGATGTCACCGATCGCATGGTAGAAATCTCTATCAACCGAGGTAAGAACCGCCAGCTAGACCTTTACGACCCTGGTCTTGCTTCCGTCACGCTACTAAACAACGACCGTATTTTTGACCCGACCTATGCCGCATCGCCTTACTTCGGACAAATTATTCCTAAGCGCGCGGTTCGCATCTCGGCAGGAACAGCGCTCACCTTTGTCGGTGTGGCGGATGACTGGAACCTAAACTACGAGCCAAACGGTGACTCAATCGTTTCGCTTGCCGCTTCCGATGCCTTCTCATACTTCACGGAGCAAACCCTTGCCGCAGGAACGCCAGCGGTAGAACTATCGGGAACTCGTATCAATGACATCCTTGACCTGCCATATGTAAACTGGCCCACCGACTCGCGACAAGTAGATGCCGGTATCGAGTTACTAGCAGACGAACCAATCGCGGAAGATACAAATGTTCTAAGTTATTTCCAGCAGATTGCCGCATCTGAGCCAGGTTCGTTCTTTATCTCTCGCGAAGGCGATGTCGTTTTCCAAGACCGCCACAATACCTTCCGCTCTAAGAATGTCACACTAGCCGATGACGGCTCAGGAATCCCTTATGTCGGTATGCGAATCAGCTACGGATCTGAGTTGCTATACAACGAAATCGTAGTTAGTTCGCCAGCAGGAACGGCAATCGCTGAGAACACCGAATCGCAAGATGAGTATGGAGTTCTAAACCTAACCCGTTCAAACCTTCTCG